GCCCTCGAAGGACGAAGCCAAACGGGAGCAGGAACTGCGCTCAATGGTGGTGTGGCTAAGCAGCCGCGCCGCATATCTGGAAGAGCAGCGGCTTGAAGTCGAGCGCATTGCACAAGAACAGGACGAGGAAGAAGTGATCATGCTGCTTCTGGCGGCCTAGTCCAGAAACCCGTTGGAAACGGCTTCGGATCGAGGTAGATTCCGGGGATGGAAAAGGTCACGAAGAAAGAGCTTGTTGAGGCGCTCTGCGAAGTCCTCAGCCATTACATCAACGATGGCGCCAGCGAAGATGGCGTGCAGCCGTTTGAAGACCTGATCAATCGCGCGCTCAAAGAGCAGGGTGAGACGATCACATTCTCGGACTACTACACGATGCGGGATCGGCCCACGGCCAAGAAGCGCGCCAAGCTCAAGGAGTTCGGCCAGCGCTATCTGCAGGAGTATTTCGGAGCTGCCACATTCTACCGAGCGGGCAAAGACCTATGACCGACGACACCAAGAAAGTCATGGCCGTTCTCGAAGCTGCCGCTGACAAGCTGGCAGACACGATGTTCATCTACGGGACAACGACCGTAGAGGTTGACGACGATAACGGCATCTTCGCGACGGTTGAGAACTTCGACGGCACTCCGAAGCGCGTCTACCTGTTTGGCGAAGAGGCGACTGAGCGCACGACGCCGAACTACTTCAAGCGTGCGCTTGGCGAGGCGAAAGACTGATGAGCGAGTACCGCATCAAGTATAACGGCGGGCGAAGCTACTCTGTCTGGCGCGATCTGCCGAACGGCAACACAAGGCGCGTCTGTAACAATCTTCGTTGGCGCTGGCTGGCTCAAGTTGTGATGGCTTGGCATGTGGGCAGGGAAGCCTGAACTAGCGCCACCCACAACTGAAACACCCAAAGCCTCGCCCTAACCGGCGGGGCTTTTTCACATCGCAAAGAACACCAAGGCCCCCGCTTCACCGCAGGGGCCTTTTTCGTAGCCGCCGCCGGGCTTGTTCCGGGCGCACGACCGCCGCCGGGTCTTTTCGGGCGTTTGGAGCTGACAACGTGAAAGAAGGATCGACCGACTTCCTGGACGAGTTCGACGCTCAGGACGCTGCCTCACCGCAGCCGTCAGAGCCTCGCAGCGAGCCGTCGAAAGACGCGCCACGCGACGAGAAAGGCCGCTTCGCCCCCAAGGCTGAAGATGCCCCGCAACAAGTCCAACAGGGCGTTAAACCCGAGCCAGTGCAAGCTGTCTCGGAGCCGGAGCCGCCAGCCGAGCAAGAAGGGTCACACGTCCCGGTTTCAGCGCTGAAAGCTGAACGGGCGAAGCGTCAGGCGCTTGAGGCCGAACTGGCCAAGTTCAGGCAGCCGAACGCCCAGCCGCAAACTCAATCGCAACCGCCCCCGAAAAGCCCGGAGTTCGCACCTCCGCAGGTCGATTGGGAGCAAGACCCGCAATACTTCGTCCAGTCACAAATCCACTCGATGCGTATGGAGCAGTCGAAGTTCTTCGCTGTCCAGCAATCGAGTGAGCAGGAAGTGGCTGAGGCGTGGAGCGCGTTCGACGCGGCCTGCAACACAGACCCCGCGCTTTCGGCCTACTCCGAGACCCTGATCAATCACCCGCATCCCATGGGTGAGGTCGTCAAGTGGCACAAGAAGCAGCAACAGCTTCGCCAGCTTGAGGACGCAGGCGGCCTCGACAAGTACCGAGAGCGCATCATCGCGGAATATCTCGCGTCCCAGCAGGGACAACAGCCCGCGACTGTGAACGCAGGCCCCCAGCGTCAAGCGCAACCGAGACCTGCTGTCCCGCCATCACTGGCGAACGGCGGAATCGGCGCGGCGGCAGCTTCTGAACCGACCAGCGATGATCTCGATCTCGATGGCTTTTTCGCGGAGGCGCGCAAACCCCGAAAACGCTAGGAGCAATTAGATGTCGTATACCACGACAGCAACTGAAAATACCCTCAAGAAGTGGGAAACCAACTACTTCAAGGAGTTCGTCCGCGAGTCCGGCTTCATGCCGTACATGGGCACGGGCTCGACCAACCCGTTCGTGGTCAAGAAGCAACTGATCGACGGCGGTCAGGTGATCTCGATCCCGCTTGTCTACGCCCTCTCGGGCGACGGCAAGGGCACGGACACGCTGGTTGGCTCGGAAGAAAGCCTCGTCAACCGTGGCTATGACCTGAAGCCGTTCTGGCATCGTCACGCTGTGGCGATGAAGAAGTCCGAGAAGCAGAACTCCACCATCGACCTCGCCAATGCGGCGCGCGACATGCTGAAGGTCTGGGACATGGACACGATGCGCGATGACATCATCAACGCGCTCTCGTCCGTGGCCGAAAGCTCGGGCGCCTACAACGAGCTGACCGGCCACGCCAAGGAAGTCACGTTCGCTGAAGCCACCACGGCGCAGAAGAACACCTGGGCTGCGGCCAACCAGACCCGCATCGTTCCGGGCGCCACGCTGAACAACTACAGCGCGACGTTCGCCACGATGGCCGGCAACCTCGACACGACCAACGACACGCTGACGGTCGAGAAGATCCAGCTCATGAAGCGCCTCGCCAAGAAGCGCGACAAGACCACGGGTCAGGCGTCCGTCCGCCCGATCCGCACGGGTGAGCAGGGCCGCGAGTTCTTCGTGTGCTTCGCCCACCGCTACGCCTTCCGCGATCTTGCGGCCGACATGGAGACGATCAACCTCGACGGTCGCCCCCGCAATGTCGATGACAACCCGATCTTCCAGGACGGCGACCTTCTGGTTGACGGCGTGGTCATCCGCGAAATCCCGGAGATCAACGACTACGGCTCAATTGGCGCTTCTTCGGCAACGGTTGTTCCGGCCTACTTCTGCGGCGCTCAGGCTCTGGGCATCGCATGGGGTCAGATGCCGCGCGTCACTCGCCGGAAGGAAGACGACTACGAGTTCATCGACGGCGTGGGCACCGAGTCGCTCTATTCCGTTGAGAAGCTCCGGTACATCCCGCCGGGCGGTTCCTCTGCCGTTGATTACGGCATGATCACCGGCCTCTTCGCCACCGCTGCCGACTAATAGGAGCAATCAACATGGCTGCGTATCAAGCAACTGAGTTCTCGGCTCCGGTCGTCCACTATCTGCGTCGCAACGTCAGCGAGGCGGATGAAGGCGGTGGCGCGCTCACGGTTGGCGTTCTGCCTGCCGGCGCCATCGTTGTCGGTGCTGGCATCATCGTGGCGACGGCCTTCAACGGCACGTCCCCGATTGTCCAGATCGGCACTTCGGGCGATGCGGACGGCTTTGCCACCAACCTTGCGTTGGGTACGGCTGGCAACATCGTCTGGGACGAACTCGCAACGTCGAACGATCTCTATTCGACTTCCGAGGTGACCGTCACGACGACCGTGACCGCGACTGGCAACGACAGCACGGCCGGCTACGGCGTTGTGTACGTGTCGTTCATCCCGAACAACGGCAACGGCCGATCTTCGTAACGACTGAAAACTGAACGACTGGATGGCGGGGGCTTCGCGGCTCCCGCCATTTCCACAACTGGAGACACGACATGGCCAAGGCTATCGAAGTTCCGCAGACCTACGTTTACGCGGCGAAGATTCCGGCCGCCAAAAAGATCAAGGCCCTGACGTTCCGCACGGGCGTTCCGATGGTCCTGCACGACCCCAAGATTATCCGCCTCGTCGAGCGTCTGCCGTACATGCAGAAGGTCGAAGGCGGGGAGGCTATCCCGCTGGCCAAGGCGCGCAAGCCGCTGGCGAAGGCTGCTGCATCCGAAATCCCGACAGACTGGCAAGGCCAGCACTGGAAGCGCCGCAAGGCATGGGCGAAGGCGCTGAGCGGGTCGGAAGTGACCGAGCTGGCCGAAGCTGACCGCATCATCGCGGAGCACATGGGCGCGTCTGTGAGCGAGCCGGTGATCGAGCCAGCCCCGACGCAAGAACTGGTTGAGGCGTAATAGATGGCTGATGCCACGCTAGCAGAGATGCGCAACCGCGTACTCGAAAAGCTGTTTGTCCTGGTCGCAGGAGAGACAGCGCAAACCGAGGATGCGGTCACGGTCGAGAAGGTCATCGTCTCGACCAATGAGGAACTGCGCGAGAACGAACTCTGCTACTGGTCGGACAGCGCAACGCCGCAATATCTGGTGGAGCATCTGGCGGCCTATTACGCCTGCTTCCTCGCCAATGACTACATGAGTGCGCAGGAAGCCAACGCATTCAGGCAGGATCATTTCGGCTTTTCGCTTGCCAAGATCAGGGAACTGACGGCTGGCAAGAAGCGCATCGCTGAGCCGACGCGCGGGACTTACTTCTAGTGCGCGTTCCCATGGCGACAGGAGCGGCGGCATCGCAGGTTGTTGGCCTGCCCGAGAAGCGCTGCCATAACCTGTACGAGGAACCCAACCCGAACGATCCCGACAAGCCGTTCGTGCTGGTCGAGACGCCGGGGAGCCTGAGACGCAACACCTATGCAGCGGCCTGCCGTGGCATGTGGCAGGCGGACGGGTTTTCGTCGGGCAAGGTGCTGGTTGCTCACGGCTCCACGCTGGCGACGTTCGACCCTGCGACCAATACGGCGGGAACGCTGACCGGGTTCCTGCCCGGAACGGATCGGGGTGATGTGTCCTTTGCCGAGAACGGCGCTGTGCTGCTGTTCGATGGCAAGATGGCATTCTCGGATGGGACGTATGTGCGGCGCGCGACGGATGGCGTGCTGGATGATCCCAACCTTGTGATCGGTTCGACCACGACAGCGGTTGCGACCGGCGCGTTCGACTATTCGATCAACGGCACGACCTATTCCAAGGCAGCTGTGGCGGCAGGAACGGCCCCCGGCAACGATGTGGTCCCGCTTGGCAAGTATGGCGCTGTAGCGCTGGACATTGGTGCGGACGGGACGATTGACGCAATCGAGGCACCCGCCAATGCGACGGGCTATGCCACGGCTTCGGCAGCGTCTGCGGCTCTGCCTGTCCCGGCTGACGCTCATATCCGCATCGGCTATGTGACGGCGAGCAAATCGGACGGGGCTTTCACGTTCGGCACGACTGCTCTGAACGCGGCAAACACGACTGTTGCTTACTCTGACAGCGCCGTGAACGAGGCGTTTTCCGATCTCCTGACGGATGCGGGGGCTACGGCCTACACATCGGTTGCGACCTTGGGTCAGCGGGTTCTGGCGACGTACAAGAACCGGTTCATGTTCGGGACGGTCGGTACATCGTTCGACACGCTGCGGACAACGAGCGCGATCAACTACTACACGGCGGAACAATCGCCTGACGACATCATCGCCGGCCGCGTGCTGGGCGAACTCTACTACCTGTTCAACACCAAGACGATTGAGGTCTGGGGCCAGACGGGATCGTCGGATGATCCCATGTCGCTTCAGCAGGGCATGACGCAGCAGATCGGCTGCGCGTGCCGTGATGGCATCGTGGCGACGGACAACAGCCTGTTCTTCGTGGACGATGCGTTCAATGTGCGCAGGCTGGGGCAGGGCGGATCGCCCATCATCTCGGAGCCATGGGTCAGCCGCAAGCTTCGTGAAGCAGGCGCGACCAGCATCGTGGGCAAGACCTACGAGGATGGCGGGCATATCTTCGTCAGCTATCGCACGCCGGATGGCTGCTACATTTTCGACGTGCTGACCAACCGCTGGCACACGCGGGGGACCAACCTCACCGATACCTGGCGCTATACCGATATCGTGACGGCCTCGGCCCGCGTGTTCGTGTGCGATGACACAGGCCAGTTCGATGAGATGAGCCGTGATTACGCCTCCGAGAGCATGGCTGACGTCTCGACCATGGGGACGGAGATCGTTCGGGAGTTCACCGCATTCATGAGCGGGGCGCCGGATTCCTACCCGGTGACGAGCGTGAGGCTTGAGAGCGCCAAGGGTATCGGCCTTGCGACAGGGCAGGGATCTGACCCCATCGTTCGGATGCGCCTGTCAGTTGATGGCGGGAACACATGGACCAGCAGGCGTGATCGCAAGCTCGGGGCTGTTGGCGTCTACGACCAGCGCACGGTCTGGCGCCGCAATGGGCGCACGGGGCTGCAGGGAATGCTGTTGCAGTTCCAGAAATCCGACCCGGTGAAGTGCGCCTATCTCGGCGTTGTGGTCAACGAGGACTGATATGGCGCGCACGCCGACAGTCCCGCCAATGTCTCAGCCGCTTGTGGACAAGGATGGGCGCTTGACGCAGCCCTGGTACAAGTTCCTGACGGGCGAGCGTGAATACTCGACCAACGTCAACACGGGCGTCAACCGTGCGCGAGCGGAGGCAGCGGCGGCGCAATCAACCGCAAGCGCAGCAAGCCAGACAGCACAGGCGCAGGCCAGCAATTCGTTTACCGTTACGCTGAACGTGCCGTTTCTTTATGAGTTCTCAGAGAACGGCGGGACGCAGACGACCGCATCCGCCACGGTCACGGCCTCGGGCGGGACGTCTCCCTACACCTACGCATGGAGCAAGGTCAGCGGCGACACGCTGACGCTGAGTGGGGCCAGCTCCAACAACACCACATTCGCAGGCGATCCTTCGGCTGATGCCGATGGAACGCTGACGGCTGAATACAAATGCACGGTCACGGACAACGTGGCTGCAACCGCCGAGATCGTTATCGGCGTCACCATCGTTTATCTAGGGGTGTAGTCCATGGACCCGTTTACAGCGGCCCTGATCGCCAGTGTCATTGGCGGTGGCCTATCTGCGGCTGGCAGCGTGGCGGGAGCCAATGCGCAGGCGGATGCTGCGAAGGACTCGGCTGCTGTCCAGAAGCAGATTTACGAGGATCAGGCGCGGCGGAACGAGCCTTGGCGGCAGACTGGCCTCAATGCGTTGAACTTCCAGAACGCATGGCTGGGACTTCCGGGCGTCTCCGACAATGGCGCAAGCTTTGGCGGCTCGGATCGGCTGATTGGCGGCGGTGACGGTGGGGATCAGTGGACGGCGTACCTCAACGCCAACCCCGATCTGCAGGCCGAATGGTCACGCCTCACCACGCAGAGCAAGAACCAGTTCAAGAACCCGCAGGAATACGCCCAGTGGCACTACAACACGATGGGCAGGAACGAGGGGAGACAGCTCCCCGAGGTTTCCACTCCGACGCAGGAAGAAACGCAAGCTGCAAGTGCTGCTGGTCAGGCAAACGTCTGGGACACCATCAAGCGGAACCCGCTGTGGACGGCGGCGACCGAGGGCTTCCTTGGCGTTGACGTTCCCGAGGTCAATGCATCGTTCGCGACGGGCGGCAAGCTTCTGTCAGGCGCGCAGTCCAAGGCGCTGCAGGATCGCTCCACGGCGCGCAGCTACAACGCGCTGGGCGACATTTACAACCAGTACGGCGGCATGAGCGGTTCAGGCTTCCAGGCCACGCAATCGACCAATCAGGCTGCGGGCGCGATGGGCTCGAATGTCGGCAATTCGATGATGGCGCGCGGCAATGCGCTGGCCTCTGGCTATGCCGGTGTTGGTAACGCTGTCGGCAACGCGATCAACGGCGCGTCGAATGCCTACTTCATGTACGGCCAGAACCCGGCCGGCGGCTCGAAGGGTTCGCAGCCCTACACGGGCGGGGGCAAATACTGATGGCCAACGCGCTTTCCTACACCCTGCCGGAGCAGGAAAACCCGCTGTCTCCGATCCCGTCCGCGCCGACCTTTGGCGGGAAGCCGCAGCCCCAGATGGGCGCGGGAAATGCGGCCATGCCATCGAAGAAGGCGAACGCGCTGACGATGAAAGCCCCGAAGGTGGCCCCGCCCGTGATGCCGCAGAGACAGAAGCCGCGTCCGATGGGCTCGGCCAGCCCCAACGCGCTCGCTACGGCGTTTGGATCGCAGCAGCAGAAGCCTGACGCGATGTACGCCTTCATGGACACGCTGCAGCGGACGATGGACCCGGCAGCGGCGGATGCGCGCGAGCAGCGCATGACGACCCAGCAACAACAGAAGCTTCAGCAGGGCCTTGCATTCGTCCAGCAGATGCAGGCGCTTCCTGCTGAACAGCGCATGGCATTCGTCCAGCAGGGCGCGGGACAGTTCGGGCTTGGCCAGACCCAGTTCGACGCAAACGCCTTCACGGATGAGGCGCTGGCGCAGTCCATCGCGACGCTCTCAGCCCAGCTTGGTCAAGGCCCGACAGCCCCCGAATACATGAACCTTGGCGGCGGCAATGTGGGGATGGTGCGGGATGGGAAGTTCTCGCTCGCACGCGAAGCGCCCGAAGAGGCCAAGCCCACATGGGAAGAGGTCAACGGCCGTATCATCGACAAGAACGACCCGAAGAAGGTTCTGGCGGACTACTCGGATCAGGACCCCGAGCAGGGCGTGAAGTGGGAAACGGAGATGGATGCTTCGGGCAACATGTTCCAGGTCAACCCCTACACTGGCGAGAAGCGCCCGCTTGGAATGCGCGGTCGCGTTCCGGGTGCTGGCGACGGTAGCGCGGCGAAGCCCAGCTACACTTACAAGGAAGTCAACGGCAGGCTCATGGCGATCAACGAGGCAAACCCTCGCGACATGATCGACCTCGGCCCGGCTGGCTCTGGCGTTCCCGCAATGACGCCGATGCAGAAGAAGGTCGATGAGAACTGGGCTGGAACGCTGGTCGAGTGGGCCGATGGCGGAAGCTCTGATTTCGTCAAGCAGATGAGCCAGCTCGACTATGCGATTGGCGAGATGGAGAAGGCCGTTGCCAATCCGGGTTCTGTTGAACTGTCGGGTCCTGGGAACAACCTGTTCCCAGGCGGCCTTGGACGCGCTCAGTTCGGCCAGCATGGCTTGAAGGTGCAGCAAGCCGTTGAAGAAGTCGCGCAGCGTAACTTGCGCGCTGTTCTTGGCCCGGCCTTCACAGCGAAAGAAGGCGAGGGCCTGATTGCTCGTGCTTATGATCCGTCGATGGAAGAGGGTGAAAACCTCAAGCGGGTGAGGCGCCTCTACACGCAGATGAACATTGCCGCGCAGCAGAAGACTGACGCGATGAACTACTACAACGAACACGGCTCGATGATGGGCTATCAAGGCCACATCCCGACGCTGGCGGACTTTGAAGCCGCGCTGGACGATGAGGACAACGAGGCCGCCAAGGCCAGCACTCCCAAGCCGCAAGGCGCAAGCACTTACGGGTCGATCCCATCGGCGGCGCAAGTGCCGGGACAGGGCGGGTTTCAGTGGGGCGCTCCGACAAAGCCCGCCCCGCAGGCGCAGGCGCAGAACGACACGCCGCCGCCCGGAATTGACCCGGAACTCTGGCAGTACATGGACCCCGCAGACAAGGCGAAGTTCCGTCGATGAGCACTCCCAAGCTGATCTCCGATACCGGGCTCTCGCCAGAGCAGGAACAAGCCCTCGTGCTTGCTCGCGCTCGCAAGCGTCGCGCTGAAGCCGAGGCGGCCAAGCCCGCTCCGGTTGCGTCGAAAGCGCCTCCCGCGCCTGTGGCGAAGCCGGGTCCGGCTGTCCCTGCGTCTGGAATGGGGGCGATGGGCTCGCGCGCTCCGGCTGATGCTGCGGCGTATGCAGCGACGGTTCCGCAACCCGTCTATAGACCGGATGGAACGGCTGTTCAGAGCGCTCCACGTGGGTTCGACATGGCTCCGTCCAGCCCGCAGGCGCGTCGCGACATGGTGGGCGCGACGCCTCCGCAGACGCAGCCGATGGCCGCTGCACCGGGCGCGCAATACTCGTGGACGCCGCCTGCCGGTATGGGAGATCCCGCCTCCTTTGCCGATGCGCGGGCGCGCATGGATGCAGCCGCGAAAGCGGAAGCAGATCGTGTGGCGGCTGAAGCCAAAGCGGCTCGCGAAGCGCAGCTTGCCGCTGAACGGCGCGAAGCCTCACGCGCTTACGGCGCCGGCATGGACATGATCATCTCGACCGATGACCAAGGCCAGCTTCGTCCGGGGTCAGGTGCGGATGCCGATGGCAGCAAAGGCATTCTGACAAGTCCGCAGCACGGCGCGAATGCTGTAATCCAGGCAGCGGAATCCGGCCTGAATTTATGGCCTGACGCCTTGAATGGCGTTTTCCGGAAGCTAACCGGATCGGGAAACGGTCTGGGCAACTTCAACCCGGACATTGTTCCCCGTTTTTCGCTTCCGAAGGTTCCGATCCCGGAGGGCATGGAGTCATTCAGCGGTAGTATTGGTGAAGGTCTGGCCCAGTTTCTGCTGTCGCGGAAGCTTGTCGGGTCAGTTGCTCCGGGCGGCGGCCTAGCGGCCAATCTCGGCAAAGATGCGGTGGCCGTTGGCGTTGGCTTTGATGGTTCGACTGGCCGTATGGCCGATATGTTCGACCTCAATGCGATCCCCGAGGGGCCGCTTCGTGACTATGCGCGCTTTCTGCAAACGCAACCCGATGACTCCCCCATCGTTGGCCGCTTCAAGAACATGCTTGAAGACATGACGATGAGCGGCCCGATGCTGGCGCCGCAGAGCGTTGTGCGTGCCGGGCAGGCTGTTGGTAACGCGCTCACCCCAAAGCCCATGACGCCCGCCAACGCAGGTGGCGCTGGCGTGCAGGCCGCTATGGCGCAATCGCGTGTTGCTCCGCAGGTTTCCCCCGTCCAAGCGCCTCCTGCGGCTCAGGCGGCCCCCGAAGCCCCGCAAGCCCCTCCAGCATCACCCGGAGCAGTCCCTCCTCAGCAAGGTCCGGCTGGGGCCGCTCAAGGAGCGACGCAGCCGCCGCCCGTGCAGCCGCCTCCCGCCGCGCCGGTTGGTATGGCTGTCCCGCCGCCAGCTACCGCAACGCAAGCTGCTTCATCGGCCGAAGTCCAACTCCCCACGCTGACGCGCGCAGAAAAACGCGCCGCTGACATCCTCATCAAGCGCCTTGAGGCTGATGGTGTGTCATGGGATGACGTGAAGCGCGTTGCTGCGTCTATGGGGCGTCGCGGAGATAGCGGCGTCTACGAGACGATTGGCGAACTCGTTGCCTACGTCGATGGCTCCTCTGGCGCCAACATGCGCGGCCTGCAGATGGCTGGCGGCACTATTCCAGGCGCAACGCAGGAACGCATTGTCGGGCGAGTTGCCGAGAATGATAAGCTCCTCCCCAAGCGTGTTACACGTGCGGGCACTCGCGCAACCGGGCAGATGGCAGAGAATGCCGTTGATACACTGCAGGCGCTTAACCAGCGGCTTCGCACGGAATCCGGGCCGCGCTACGAGACGTTCTATTCCGCTCCGGTTGATCCGCGAGTGTTTGCCAATGAAGTCCTGCCGATCATTGACACCGAAGCGGGGCAAATTGCGGCCCGTCAGGCTCTTACCGCGATCAGGGGCAAGGAAGCCCGTCTGCGCGCTCGCGTCTCTGGCGGCAAGGCGTCTGCTGGTCAAACTCGTGAACTGGAACATGCTGCTGAAGCGGCACGCTCGCTAGGAGCATATCTGCGAGAGGGAGAATTGCGCGCGCTCGTGGCAAGCGGAAAGGCTAGCCCAGATGACATTGCTGAACTTGGGCAATTGTCGGGGCCGCAAATTCCCTCACCCTATGCACTGAACCGCATCAAGCGCGCCTTTGACAACCAGATCGAGGCCGCAGGGCAGGGATCTGAAATCGCCAAGGACATTCGCGGCACGAAGACCGACTTTGCCGATGGCGTCAGCAACGCCACCGGAGGCAAGTATGGCGAGGCGCTGGGCTTCTATGAGGGCAACAAGCGTCTTCGGACCGCGTTCGATTTTGGCAATGGAGCGCTGACTAAAAAATCATGGCAACTCAAACTGGAGATGGATGAGGGCCTTCAGGGTCGTGCGTGGTCGGGTGGCGAGATCGAGGCCATTGCCATGGGCGTTGCCCGTCAGATCGAGGACATGATCGAGGCGAACGATCAGCGCGCCCTGACTATGCTGATCAAGGGCAAGGCGCTGGAAAACCTCGCGACCGCGCTGGGAGACCCGAAGGCTGCCGCCCGTTTCGAGCAGTCCATGCGGAGGCTTGCAGCAAACCGGGAGTGGGGCCGGCGCGTTGCCAAGGGCTCCGACACCGCGATGCGGCAGGCGTCAGTTGCAGAGATGGCGACTGAGGCTGATGATGCTGTCCTGCGTAACCTCGACAGGATGGACAAGACGCAGACCCCGCCAACGCCGTTCGGGCTGGGCTGGGATTTGCTTGTCTCACCCATCATCCGTGGCGCGAAAGATTCCTACCAGCGTTTCAGGTACGCGGGTCTGCACGACCCGGAGGTCAACAAAATCCTGGCCCCGATCCTTGGCGATGCGGCGACGCCGGAAACCCTCAAGGCAGCAGACCGGATCATCAGCGCTCGCCTTGCTGAGAAGGCTCAGAAGCAAGGTCCGGTTGCCATTGGGTATGGATCGCCGCCGAAGCCCAAACCGGCGGCTCCATCTGCCAAGCCCGCCCCGAAGGCGAAGCGCTCGCCCACGGGCAACAAGCTCAAAGCGCCCGGCAAGCCCCCCGCCAATACAGGAGGCAAGAAGCCCCCGCAGTCGAACTCTCCCGCCTTCATTGGAAGCTCGCTGGCGAGCGGCGTAGGAGCGGGCGGTGTCACCTATGCTGCGACTGGCGATGAAGAACTGGCGATGAAGGTTGGCATCGGCGCTGGCCTTGCTGGCGGCGTTCTCGGCAACCGTCTCTCCAAGATGGGCGGCTCCAAGCCCAAGGCGGTCAAGCCTCCTCCAGGGGTGCGCGTCGATGCTTCGTCCAACGTCCAGCGAGGCCCGTGGAAGCCCGGTGCGCCGCGACCCAAGCCTCCGTCTGCGGGTCAGGAGCGAAGGGCGCGCCTCCAAGAACTGCGCGAAATGGGCATCACAGCTAAGCAGGCGCGACAGATAGACGATATGTCGCCGGAATCCATCAAGGGCAGGGGACAAGCAAGTCCAGACTTTCAGCGAGGCGTGCAAGTTGCTACGCTGCGCGGCCAAAAAGTACCAGATGCGGAGATTGCTCGCCAGCTTGGCGTGACAGAAGGCGTCGAAGAACTCGACCGGCTCGAAGAACTTGTTGGAGCCTACGACTGGGGCCATCCAGCAATTCGACCGGAGTTCTATGCTGGCACGCCTAGCGCGCTCAAGCCGTCCGAGATCATGGAGCTTCGCCAGCGTCAGGCCAAGCGCGAGACCGTAACGCCGTTCCGCAAGCCTCCTCCGGGAGGCGGGGTGAAGCCGCCGCCTGTTGGGGCGAAGGCTGGTGCGCCTCCGTTCAAACTCGTAGAGGGCGCTGAGGTTATCGACACAAGCGGCTGGACGCCTGCTGTTTTCAATTCGCAGCGCGCGGAATTGAACAAGATGCTGCAAGAGCGTCCCAAGCTCAGCGGCCAAGCTCTTGCGGAACTCGACAGCGAAATCACCTCCCTGCGCAACGCGCTGGACCCGCCCATTGCGCCAGAGTTTGCTGACGTTCCCATGGCCTCCAGATTCAACGCTCCCGTTGAGCAGCCTTGGCCCAAGGGAAGCCCTGCGGATACAGCGATCAAGAAGGCCATCGAAGGCAAGAACTGGACGGTTCAGTCAGTCCCGCTCGCGAAGGTCATCCCGACGCAGGATAGCGTGTTCTTCGACTACGCCAAAGCCGCTGGACGGTATGCAGGCGACGACCGGCTTCCCATCGTGGTCAAGCAGGGCGATCAGTATTTTGTCGCTGATGGCCATCACAGGCTTATGGCGCAGGGCGGGGCGGATCAGGTCCGCGCTCGTGTGATCGACCTCGCACCAAGCAAAGGACCGGGAGGAAAGCCGCCTCCGGGGACGAAGCTGAGCGCATTCCCGGGAGCGGATGAAGGCTCAAAGCTCCCCATGGATGAAGCCTCGCGAATGCAGCGGGCTAGGGGGATGGGGTTCGATGTAGATGCGCCGCTGTATCACGGGACGAACGCGGACTTTGACGAGTTCCGTGTTTCGGAAGATGGCAACTTCGGACCGGGCGTTTACCTCACGCGCAATCCGAGGGATGCGTCTCAATATGCTGGCGCAACGGATGGCGCCAATGTGCGGCCAGTCTATATTCGTGGGCGTCTTGCCGATGAGGAAGCGTGGGGCGATGCGATTGAGAGCGCAAGTCAGAAATCTCCCAACGCTACGACTGAAGAATGGGACCGACAGGCGGTCGCTATGCTCAAGAAGCAGGGATACGCGGGCATTGATGGCGACGGGCAGATTTCCATCTTCGACCCGTCCAACATTCGCGGCAAGTTCGCCAAGTTCGACCCCTCCCAAGAAGGAAGCAGCAAGCTTCTCTCAGCCTTCCCCGGTGGAACAGCAGCCCAAGCAGCATCAGGAGCAGGAGGGGCCTACTACGGCTGGAAAAACCCTGTCGATGCTAACGAGGATGGCGTCATTGACGATCAGGACAGGGCGATCACAGCGACGACGCTTGGCCTTGGCGGCCTGACGGCTGCGGGTCTTGCGCGCAACGCTCTCTCCCGTGGACCGCGTGGGGTGAAGCCCTCTCCCGCTTCCAATGCATTTGGGGGAGGGAAGGGGAAGCCCAAGCCGGAACCGCGTCCCGTTCTCGGAGGCCGCGTCATCAAGCAGGTCCAGCAGGCGGCCAAGTCGCTCCCGCCAGAAGTCCGCAACAAGCTGGCAGCCAATGCCCAGCTTCCGGCCGGCGCCCGCAAATCAGCCGTCGAAGCTGCTGGAGACGATCCGTCCATCTATCGCATGGCCGCGCCGTTCCAGAACGCGAAGCCCGGCCCCATCATGCGGCAGGCTGAACGTGTGCCCACAATCACTGGCAAGAGCGCTTTCCCGCGTCCGGCAAACCCGATTGATGAAGGCGTCAACGCCAGCCTCGACCGTATCGAAAGGAACGTTGGCCCGCCCCGCTCGCTGGACCCCATCGCAGAAGCCGCAGGCATTGCCGAGAGGCGCAGACGTGCAGCCGTTGCTGAGGCTAGCCGCTGGAACGCCAAGGTCAACACGCAGACCCGCGAAGCGCAGGGCTTGCCCGATATGCCTGTCCCGAAGGCCCTTGCTCGCAATGAGCAGGAGGCGACCGAACTGGCGATTGCAGCGAAGCGAGCGCTGGCAGCGGCCAACCTGGAGACGACCTCCGCTCAAGAGGCCCGTGCTTGGGCCGAACAGCGCAAGGAAGCCATCATCGAAGCTCTGCTTGGGCAGTCCGATGGTGCGAAACCTGTCGGGGTAATGGCGACGCGGATGCAGGTAGGCGGCGCCAGCAGCAAGACCCCGCCGGTACGCCCGCCCAAGCCCGTCTCATACCAAGACGCACGGGACATGGCCGAACTCCTGTTCGACGCCGACAATGCCAAGATGCTGGACGATGTTCTGTCCGGTCGCGTCAAGCCGAAGAACCGCGACGATCATCACATGGCGCTTCTGATGCTGGGCGGCGCAACAGGGCTCGGCATCACCGGACTGGCAATCGCCAACGACGCCCCCGAGCGGACGCCACCAAAAGACAACTACGACCCGCAGCAATACATGACCCCGGGCGACCCGCGCTATGTCTGGGACTGGGACAAGATGAAGACCAACCGTCAGGCAGTGCAGGCCATTCAGGTCAACCTCAACGCTCTCCCGCCAAACGCAGACGGCGCTCGCTACAACCTATCCGTCGATGCATGGGGCAAGAAGACCGAAGCCGCGCTGAAGCACTGGCAATACGAGAACAGGTTCAATCCAGATGGAGCGATGACAGCTGAGCAGTGGGAGCTGCTTGATAGCCAAGCCCTTGCAGCACGCCGAAACGAGCCAGCCCGCACGGGACAGCGTAGATAGCCGCGATTACCAACATCACCTTGCTCGCCTGCGTCATGCGCAGCCTGACGACACAATGGCGACCGAAGAAACCCATCCCAGCGCCTCCATAGCGAAGCGCGAAGCATAGCAAGTTCATTAACTTTCGTAAACGCCTACCGAAGCTGTGCGCTTGAAGGGCAAAAGCCGTCAAAGAGCAGGGCGTAGTTCTTGCCCGCGTAATTGTAGATACACTCCCACATCATCGCCCCCGTGATTGTCTGGACCTGCTTTGACTGCCCGGTCCAGTGGGCCATCACGCCTGCATTGTTTGATTGCGTGGCTGGGGCGGGGTTCATCGGCCGAACAGGCAATTGATAGGGCGGTGGAGCATTCCGCGCTGGCGCTGCCGTGTTCCCCATCGTTCTCCAGAAGGCTTCCGCAGTTCGCGGGTCTGACGAACACGCACCGAGCGCGAGCAACGACGCGACGCCGATCACAAATCTCATCTTAGCCCCCTGATCCAGTCAGGCGGGCATCGAACCATCAACCACGTCGAAAAGTCAAACGCCCTGCCGTTTCCCGGCGGGGCGTTTTCATACCTGCACGAAGGAAGACACCTATGGCCGGCGTCCCGCTGCTAGTCCCTGCGCTTTTTGCGGCAAACGGTACATCGCCCGCTTCTGGCGCGAAGCTGTATTCCTTCATCAAAGGCACCAGCACTCCGCAGTCGGCATACACCGATGATGGCCTGGTGACGCCCGCCGCTAACCCGGCCGTCGCCAACAGCCTTTCCGCCAAAGTCATTTATCTCGACCCTGCAAAGAACTACGATCTGGTCGCCAAGACTTCTGACGACGCGACGACGCTGTTCAGCATTACCTACAATGCCAGCGTCGCTCTGGTCGCGCTTGGAACGGGCTGGGAGGATGTTCTTGAACTTCCCGCCGCTGGCATTCTCGATAACCTCTCGGGCATTCGCTTTGTCTCCAACAACGCGGCCCTGACTGCGCTGACGACTGCGACTGGCCTTGCGGATAACGCGGTTTACAAGACGCTTGGCTACTCGACAGAGCGGGACGGAGGCGAGGGGTTCTGGGTCTACGACTCGGCTTCCACAGCCACGGCAAACATCGGAACGGTTCTTGCCATCGACGGCGGCGGGACGGGGCGGTTCTTCCGCCTGCATGATGGTTGGGTGTCGCTGGAAATGTTTGGCGGCGGGACGGTCGCTAACGGCTTTGCATCCTGCACCACGGCGTACAATGCATGGGTGACGGCCATCACGGCCGGGACGGCGCCCAAGACGCTCCGCTTCGCCAAGGACGGAACTTACCACTGGGAGACAAAGCCCTCTAAGCTGGAGGATCTGAGTTCTGTCACGATCTACGCTGATGGCATTCGCGTTGTCGTCACGCGCGGGTGGGATTCGGCCTCCGATGTGAAGGAGGCAATCTTTCACGCCTATGGATCGACGCAGCTTGTGGCCTATGGCTTTGCGGGCGGGACAGCGGCGGATGGCTCCTATGGCGGGGCTATCGTCACGCTGGAAGCCACATCGTCAGCCGCGCCTGATTTCTCCAACCTGCAAGACCTTTACCTGACGAGCTACGGGAGCGCGTCGGCCAAGACAATCACATCAGCGACGGCGGCGAACCCCGCCGTGTTCACCAGCGCAGCGCACGGCTACTCCAACGGGGATACGGTCGTTTATCTCTACGGCCTCGGTGGC